ATTTCATATTAGTAATTTTGCTCGTAATAAGCGATTACAAGCCCACTTGTAGTAGTGATAGCAGTTACATTTAGAAACAAGGTTGTTCCTGCTGTATATGTTCTTACTAATGCCCCTGGAGTAGATTCAGTAGCTCCTGAATCATTTGCTATTGTAATAGCTGATACTATTGTATCTGTTAAGAAATGAAGTGCGTAGTAGCTTTTACCAGCACCTATTAAAATTGTTTCTGTCGAAATTACATCAACTTTTCTTTTTCCTAATTGTTCATCTAATAATTCTTGTACGTTATCTATACTCATTTTTTTTATTTTTTATTGTCCGTAATATATATAATTTGTTGCACTAGCTTCAGTATGCTGTGTATATTGCACCTGCTCTGTGCCATCTTTATCCGCTACATACATAATTCCTTTTGTAACTAGTCCTTTTACTATTCCTTTATCTTCAGCTGGTGGGAACAAAATCTCATTTTCTGTTTTTGGAGCGTTTCCATCTGAAACAGTTACCGTACCTGCCCATACTACTTCGTACACTTCATAATCAAAATATCCTGAAGGTAAAAAATTAATTCTACCTTCAAAAACATTTCTCGTTGAATGATAATTAAATCCAAATACTGTATATCTATTGAATATTGTCTGTGCAGCGGCATAGTTATAAAAAACTTGATTTTTCATTTTATTAGTAAATTTCCATAGATGCCTAATTTTTCCACTACTAACAGTTATATCAATTCTATTGTCCTCCGTTTGTAAATATACCGTAAGATTTGTTTCAGTTATTGCTTGTATCATATTATAATATAGAAAAACCTTGTTTTTATTTGCTTATAAAAAAAAAAGAGTGGCATAAAACCACTCTAATCTAAAATATATGAAGAAACTACTGAGAAAATTAAGCTATTACTAAAGTATCATTTGTAAATCCTGTATTACTTAATGGACCTGTTGCTAATGTATAATCTTCTAATAAATAAGAAGGAGTTGGCTCCTGTCCTGTGAGTGTCAATGTGTAACCATTTTTATCTCCAAGAGCTTGACCTGAATCAACACTTCCTGTAGTTACTGACATCCCATTTATCATTCCTGCCGCTAAAATAACATTTGTTCCTGTTGATAATTCTTCTTGTAACTGAATAAATACACGAACTCTTGTTTGACATAATAATTTAATTTCGTTTTGGTCTTCTTTACTAATTCTTGATAACACAAGATTTAATGTAGGAGCATAAAATATTGTTCCATTTTCATCTGATGCTGTTATTGTATCTGTAAAAGATGCTGAACCTACTGGAAATGCATATCTATAAATGTTTGAAGTATTGAAGTCGATAGTATCAATTTCCATTGCATGAGTACTATCTACTGCCCAATCTTCTCTTGCAAAATTTGAAAATACTGAAAAATAAACATATTTAATACCCCCTGCTGTTCTGGAGCAATCTAATACTCTTGCCCTGCTTAGTGCTGTACATGCCATCGTTTTTTATTTTTAAGGGTTAAAGATGCAGAGGTTTTTACACCCCTGCTTCTTATATTTATTTTATTATGCAGTCAATACTACATCTCCACCAATAGCTGTCTGAACACCTCCAGAGAATCTAGCTACCAATCTCATATTGTCTGAGCCATCTAATTTAGCCATATCCATTAATTGGATTCTAGTCATATCTGAAATTAGGTCAGTTCCAAAGAACATATTTGATTTTTGTGCTGCTACTAATTGGTCATCATTCATACCCGGACATAAAGCAATCTTAATTCCATTGAATGTTTTTCTCCAATCTTCATTCATATTAGCAAATGGTACTGCTGTTAATCCTGCTAATTTTTCAACATATAATCTCCAAGTTTTTGGTGACATATATATATGTAAATCCTCCTTAGCATATACTGCATCAGGAATCGCTGCTACTGTTGCATCTAAGTTTGTTAAGATATTACCTACTGCAAATGCTGTTCCTGCTCCACCTGCATTAGCTACATCTGTGACATCTGCATTAGCAAATAAGATTCCTGCTGCTCCTGTTGCGTAAGCAAATCCTAAGAATTGACCTGCTCCGTTTGAACCATTCCATATCTGACCTTCAATTCCATCAGCTATAATTTCTCCCATATAAGAAAGAACATAGTCATCAAAAGATGCTGGAGGTGGTGCTCCTGCTCCTGCTCTCATTTGCATCGCTTCCCATGAATCTAAAAGTTCTTGTTTGCATAAATCTAGGTTAATCATTAAATTTTTAGGTTCAAGAACTGCTTCTGTACCTGTTAAATTCCCTGCACTTGAAAAATCGCATCCTGCATTGGTGATTAATCCTGAATTTGCATATTTCTGAATATTACTTTTGTATTTAATATTCTCAATTGTTGTTAAAAAGTCTAAAGACCTTGCTTCATTTAATGCAGCGTTGATGTAGAATCCTGCTGCCTTTCCTGCGTAATTACTTGTTACTCCAAAAGCCATAATTTTTTATTTTTTAATTATTATTTGTTTTTATTTATATTGTGCCAAACTCTTTCTTGTTTAGTCATACTTTCGTATTCTCTAGTAGTGAAAGGTTTAGTATTTTCTGTTGCAAATTTATGCGTTGGAATAGGATTATCGGCAGGTTGCTCTGATAATTCTATTTTTAATGCTTCATTTTCTGCTTTTAATTTTTCTATTTCTTCTTCTGCTGAAAATTCTACTACTTCTTTTGTTGTTATTGTTTTTGGTTTATCGGATGGCTCAATAACTTCTTCAGTCATTTCTTCAACTTCATCATCTCCACCTTCTTTAGCTTCTTTTAGCTTTGCAACTGCTATTTCGAGATTCTCAATTCTTTTTTCCATTCCTTGCCAATCAGCAACATCAGCTTCTTCATCATAATTTTCTTTATCATCTTCTTCAGCCATTTCTTCTTTAACTTCTGTTGATGCTTCTTCTTTTTCTTCTGTTTCTGATTCAATAACTTCACTAACAACACCTTCAGTATCTACACGAAAAGATACTCCTGTATCTGTTTTGTAAGTTCCAATAGGTAATAAGATAGTCGTACCATCTTCTGTGAGAACGCTAATATCTACACCTGCTTCTAATTCTTCAGCAGTTGATACAAAAATTGTTCCATCATCAGACTTTGCTTGCCAAGCTAATTTCACTTCATCTTCTTTATTAAGACCAAGTGCTACTAAAATTTTTTCTTTAATGTCCATAGTTTTCTTTTTAATATTATAGATTTATTTTGAGTTTGTTTGATTTTCGTTTATTATTTCGTTAAGTGCTGATAGTATTTCTTCATTTGTTGGTTCTTTTTCAGCCATTTTTTCCATCTTATCTGTAAAGTAGCCTTCAATACTTAATCCTTTTAAAGAACCATCCTTAACTTTAGACCATAATTCATCATTGTTAATTTTCATTTTTACAAACCAAGTTCCGTTAGGCAAATCATACCCATATAACTTTGATTTGTCTTGGTCTCCTTCTTTTATCCAAGATTCAACTGTCAAAACTCCACTAACTCTGTCTTGATGCTCATACGTTGCCTTATGATGATTGTTATGCTTTAAATAAAGTTCAGAAGCCTTACGTACTGTTTCAGGACTAAAATAAACATAGTATTCAGAATCAGTATTTGGGTCGTATCTAAATATTTGCTTATTAGGTATCAATGCAGGAGAAACTAACATTCTCTTTTCTTCATCTACCTTAGCAAAGGTTAAGTTATTTTTATCTTTACCGAAAAAAACAAAATCTTGTTCAATAGCAGGAGATGATACTAAAGAAATAGCATCAATAGCTAATTCTTCATTTTCATTTGCAATAATTAACTCTCTAATACCTGTTGTTTTTAGATTTTCGTAATAATCTTTATTTGCTTCTTCACATTCTTCAATGGTATCATATTCACAGCTTCCTGTGTTTCCCCATTTGACTTTTCCATCTTTACATTTTTTACATGGCATATTTATATATAGATTAAATTATTATTTATTTGATTTTTAAATTGTAGCCCTACGTCTTATACTAGCAAGTTGCTCTTGACTATTAGTCATTTCATCTGTCATAACATAGGCTCTTACAGGTTCAGGAGCTGATAATCCTGTTAAATCTACTTCACCTGACATCATTTGAGGAGATGGTGTGCCACTAGATGCCCCCATA